TTATCGCTGACTGCGTTTAGGAGTTTCATTAATTCTTCCATTCCAAGACTGTCAAGAGAAGAATCGAAAACTTCGTCTAAAATTAAAAGATTGCAATTCACACTATTTTTTGCTCTGGCAATCTCGCGCCAGGCCAGTAAAAGTGCCAGATCTATTCTCATCTTTTCACCTTCACTAAAATTCATGTAACTCATTTCATCACGATGGCGACTCTTGATTGTCTCATTGAAATCCTCATCAATAATAAACTGAACAAAGAAATCCATAGATGTTAGAAACTTATTGATATACTTATTCATAAAGGGTAAATAATACTTGATAATCTTTGCCTTTACTCCAGTATCTTTCAGAAGATCAAATGCATATTGATAATAATGCTCTTCTGACTTCATTTCTATTTTATTAGACTCCAATTCAGCAAGAGTAGTTTCCATCTCTTGTAGTTTACCCTTCTCTGAAACGATTTCATCAGAAGAGGTCGATGCTTTCTTTAGATCTTCTACAAGAGACTTTAGAAACTTCTTTCCATTATCAATAGAAGTTTTCTTTTGAAGAATCTTCAAATTTGTGTCTTGTAGGGACATAGCAATGTCATTGATTTCTTTAATTCTAGAATCATATTCATCAATAGTATTATCTAGATCTGAAATTGCTTTTTCGTATTCGCTTTTCTTCTTGTTTCTCTTCTGTAGTTCATTTTCCTTTACATCTCTAGTAATAGACTGACAGCAAGAAGGACATGTTTCATTTTCTGTAAAGAAAGTTATGTCCTTTATTAGAGCAGAAAGATTAGTACCAATCTTAGTCTTCAGTATTTTTACTTCTGATTGTTTCTTAGAAACTTTATCTTTGTCTGAAATGCTAGAAGCAATATATTCCATAGATATTTCTAGTTCGGTTATTTCACTTAGAAGTTCAGTTATTTCAGATTCAATCGTTTGAATCTTTTGATTCATGTGTTCGATATCCTTGTTGCTCTTGTTTTCAAGATTGGAAATCAAATCTTTTCTAGACTGAATCTTTTCCCTTTGAATCTCAATAGAAGTGGTGATTTCTTTCAAGGATTCCTTAAGTGCAGACATTTTCCCCTTCAAGATCATATTCATTGAACTGAACACATTGATGTCTAAAATATTTTCAATGACTGCTCTACGATCAGCAGCATTTAACTGCATGAAAGGAATAAAAGACGAACTACCAAGAATCACAACTTGTGTGAATGTCTTATAATTCATCTTAATTATTTGTTCCTCAAGAACTGCCTGATAATCAACGCTCTTCGCATCTTGATTCAGAAGTTCACCGTTTCGATGAATCTCAAATATCTTTGGATTCAATCCTCTACGAATAAGATAACTTTCATTTCCTTTAGCAAACTCAATCTCTACTAAACAATTCTTTGAATTGATTGAGTTTGCTAACTGAGGGATGTTTATCTTTCGAAATGGTTTTCCAAAAAGAGCAAAGGTAATAGAATCCAAGAAAGCAAAGGACTTACCACTCCCATTGCTTCCGCAGATGAGAGTGGTATTATTTTTGTCCAGTACTAGTTCCGTGAAGATATTACCAAAAGAACCAAAGTTCTTAAATCTTACCTTAGAAAACTTAATCATTCAAAATTTTTTCTGGGACAACCATAGATCTAAAAACTGGAGTAGTATTTTCAGACCCATTAGATTCATTAAATGATTGTTGTAAATTATTATTATCAATCGCATCAAAAATTACTGCAACATCATCGTCCTTCATTGTAATATTTGAAGATTGAATATCTGTTAATCTAAAAACAGGTACATTTTCTCCATTTTTAATTCTTTCTTCATATCTTTTAGTTGATGCCTCGGCAGCTTCCCAAAATGTAACATTTTCTTTAATTGCAACTACTTCTACTGCATCTGTTGTTTTATTTTGAACTGCTTTCTTTCTATTCTTACAAGGACAATTCGAAGAAACCCCAGTATTTGGTTGAGAATATACTTGATATCCCAACTTTATCGAATTTATCGCATCTTGCATACCTTCAGGGACGTTGTTTGCATTAGGATTGTTTTTCTCGTTTCTCAATCTTTCTGCATAACCTGCACCATAGTACCAAGTTATCTCTTCGTCCTTCTTTATTGAACTTAATGCATAGAATCTATAGAGTTTCAAATGGTAATCTTGAACAAGGTATGCATTGGGTTTTTCGGAGTGATTATAAAAAAGACCATTTCCACCAAACAACGCTATAGTCTTACCATTTATTCTACATATTTCACAATTACAATCCCAGGTCATTCCATACCTTTGAAGAACCCAATCTTTATTCTTTTGAAAAGTTGTATCTAGTAACAGTGCTGGACATTCTTCGATCAATTCGCCAACATCTATATCTTTAGAAGCAAAAGCTCCATACCCACTTATGGATGATTTACCAATGTAGGTATTAGATAAAAATTTTTCCTTTCTAGGAAATGAATTTGTATTAAAATCAAATTTTCCAAAATAATTACTATGAGATACTCTTACTGGATTCAAATTTTGAGTATCTAATACTTTATTTTCTTCGATTGCAAATATAGGTTGTGAATTTTCCTTTGGTGTTTCATTTGGTGTCATATTGTTAAACTCTCCATATATAAATCTTTAATAATAACTTTCAATTTTGATTTATCTTCAACATGATCAAAATTGTCAATCTCTTTATTTATAAGAGATATTGTATCCTCTGATATGTCAATATCAATAGGATTATTTTTATCTTGATACTCTTCAACAATAGTAAGTTGTTGTGGATTTAAAGAATAAAGAGCATCAATAAATTTATCAAACCCAAAAGGTTTTGATTTGTTTGCTACTACTACTTTGATAAAACCATTTTTATATTGATTAAAATCAATGTTTATAATATTTTTTGATCCCTCTTCAGAAACATCATCATACTTGATTAGATGAAATATTTTGTTAGGATTTTTGACAAATTCTAATTCTCTGGTTTCAGTATCAAGAACATGAAATCCCTTTGGAATATTCATGTCTCCAAAATTTAATTCATATTGAGTGCCGAGGTAATGTATATTACCATTATTTTGTTTTAGGTGAAAATGTCCAGACAATACAAGTTCAAATCTATCAAATATTGACTTGTTTAGTCCCATAGGGTGTATAACCCCATTCATTATTTGAAATCCACTAATTTCAAAGTGGCCACCAATAATTGGACATTTACATTTTCTTATGAATGATAAACAATCTGCTTCATTATCTCTTGCTACCCAAGGAACAATTCCAATACACAACCCATCATAATCTATAGCAGTAGGTTTTTCTACAATCGTGATATATTCGGATTCATTAAAAAACAATTCATTAATTGAATTCAAACTATTGGTATTCTTGTAATAAGTGTCATGATTACCAATAGTAATATATGTCTTGATTTTATTATCAATCAGGGGTTTGAAAAATCTCTTTCGTACTTGAGAAAGAGTATTAAAATTTACAAATTTTCTTCTGTCTAAAAGATCACCCAAGTGAATAACATCTTTAATGTTGTTTTCTTTTAGATAAGGAAAGAATACTTTTTCAAAGAATTCAAGAGACTGATCTAAAAAAAAAGGTGAATCGTTCCTAATTCCAAAATGTGTATCATTTATAACAGCAATCTTCATTAAAATAACCTATTAGACTTACTCTTCTTTTTCTTCTTTCTTTTCTTTCTTTCCTTTGGTTCTAGATTTTTAATATCAGATTCACTTAAGAAAAAAGTCTTTTGAAGAAACTCGCTGTAAGTTGACGATCCTTGGTTTTCCTTCAACCAGTTTACAAATTTACCATCTGGATCATTGAGTTGCAAGGACTTATATTTAATATACGCTTGTTTTTTTTCTTTTTCAATCCTGCGTAGAAAAGCGTAGTATATTATTTGGGTAAAGTAAGAAAAGGGATTCTTTGATTTCTTTGAATCAAAGTTATGAGCATAAAGAAGACAATTCTCAATACCGTCACCTACCATATCCTCACGGAATGGATAGTTAATAAAATTTGGTCTATAGGATAGATGTTCAGCAATCTTTAAGAAACATTCGGCAATATAATCGGTAACGGGAGGACGCTTTTCATCACACTCTTCTGCTTCTTTTACCAACTTCTTCCAATCAATCATTTCTTTACAAAAACGCTGATTATCAACATAATGTTTTAATGATTTAGTAGTTTCTTCTACTTCTACTTCTATTTCTGGTTCTGGTTCTAACTCTTCTTTTTGCTTTGGTTTCTTTTTCTTTCTCATAGTATTACTAGTATATCTTCCATTATATAAAAATCAAGAATCTTCTAAAAAATTGGTTGACAAAGCTTGACAACCTCATTACAATGTCTGTGTAGGTTATGGAAAAGGGTAATAGTAACTATACTCTAAGAGCTCTAAGGTCCTCTGAGTACTCTTCACGCATAATCATCAGAGTTAGGATCCGGATTCCAATCTGAAAACTTGTTACCAAAATCTTTTCTTTCCATTTCATCGCCTGTGAATTTATTTCTCCTCTTAATCTCTTTGATCATCTTTTGAATATCACGAGGATCAAGAATACCAGAAGTTATTAGATTCATGATCATCTCGGGTGGGAAAACCATGCTCATATAGATCATTTGTTTTCCATCCATCCTTTCCATACCAATTTCAGTTTCTTCATTAGCAAATGGAGCAGTTTTTGAATTTAGTTCTTCGCCGTCGTTGCCAAACTTTTCAAATAGTTCATTGAATATTTCTTCCATCTCTTTTTCTACTTCTGCTTTGTCTTTCTCTGTTACCAATTCAGAAGAAACGGCAGAAAGATTAGTAAGTTGTTGAAAATACATTGTTCTGCATTTTTCTGATGGTTCAACAATACTCGCAACATGACTGCGTGGAATGCTGATTGTTTTTTTATCGCTATTGTACAACCAATCCTTAAGAGTTGTCATGTCATATGGTCTACCCAGGTGATCCATCAAAGTAGTAGAACGAAATAACATTGGGTTGTCAAGAGTATATTTGCCCTTTGATTCCGACAGAACTGAAATAACCTCTTCACCGCTTTTTAATTTTAGTATTTTGCAATTCATGGTGTCTCCTTTAGGCGTATTTTCGTAACATCATATGTGAATCTCTCATTACTATATAGGTTGATTCGTTCGTCTAGATGTCGAAGAGCATGGTTGCGATGCTTCTTCCAACGAAGATCATCTCCAATATCATAAATAGTAACCTTGTCTTTTGTTTCACTTTTTCGTAGGCCTCTACCAATAGATTGTAGAACACGAATTACAGATTTTGATGGCGAAGTAAACACAATATTATGAATGTTTTTGATGTTTATACCCGTGCTACATGTACCATACGATGCAACAAGAATGCTTTCTTTTTGCTTATTCACAATTTTACGAATATTTTCACGATCATCTGCTTGTGTTTTACCATAGATCAAATAGCATGGTTTGTTACAATTTGATTTTAAAAGTTTGAACATTGGCAATCCATGTTTTTCTACGAAATTAAAAAGCACAAGTGTATTGCCTTTTAGACTACAACAAAGATTTTCTATAAATTTATTTCTTTCTTCATTTGCAACCAACCATTGTACTTCTTCTAAATATTTTGCTCTTTTGATTTCTTCTACTTTATTCTTTGGATATTCAAGAAGAAGACAGTTGATTTTTAGATTAGAAAGAAGGTTCTGATCAATCAAATCTTTAGTAGTCGTAATACGGAAGACAGGACCAAACAATCCTTCTACTACTAGTTTATGGACATGTGTGCCATCTAAAGTGCCAGTTGTACCAACTCTAAATTCACAGCCCTTCATTTTACTCATTAAAGTAGTTAGCGATTTTGCCTTGAACAAATGACATTCATCTCCAAATACACAAAGAACATCTTTAAAATATTCTTCTTTCATTTTGTAAATACTTTGCCAAGTAGAAATGATTACTCTGCGAGGAGTTTCTTTTGGTTGTCCAGAATACACTGCGTGACAATTACGGATAAACCCATCTTTATTTGAATAGTCGTGAAAGTCATTCGCCATTTGTACGACGAGACCAATTGTAGGAACAACGATTAGAATCTTCTTATGGGGTGGAAGTTTCTCCATCAAATATCGAACGCATAGGTAAATGATTAATGATTTACCACTACCAGTAGGAGAGATTAGAAGAGTTCTCTGCTTTAACAAAGAATGTTTTACCGCACTCTTCTGATAATCATGAGGAACTATTTCCTTTCCTTCATTATAGCACTTGAATCTACCAAGAAACTCATCAACAGATGCTTCATCGAACTTTAGATTTAAGTTTTCAAGCGATTCATATTGAAACTTGTATCCACGCTCCTCTGCAAATTTAAACAAATAATCAAGCAGTCCAGTATAAAGTGTATGAGTTAGTGTATTGAAAAGACGAATCTTTCCATCCCACAATCTATTCTTATATGCTGGTGTAAATTGGTAATTAGGAACTGAGAAAGTGAAGAAGGAACTTATTTCCTTTGCAATACTCTTTTCACAATCTACTTTTAAATTTACCGCATCTGCTTGTGTTACTTTTATCATTGTCCTTGTGTGAATTTAATCCAATCAATTGCAGAACGAATATTCCAGTTTCTATTTGAAATAACCTTTACTAGATTTTCTAGGTAGTTTACTTTTTCCTTTTGTAGTTCAAGTTTATTTGAGAGTTCAATTACTTGAACATCACTGTCGATAAACCTATCTAGATCCTGGCGAAGAATTGCTAAATCGAATGGTTCCCATCCAAGATTCTTTAGTTGATCATCTGACATCTTGCCAGAGTAATATAACCACTTGTTTCTTTTGACTATATTCAAATCTGATTCTAGTTTCTTTAGAACTAGTTTCTCATCCAACATAATAGAAAGATACTTGTTGTGAATTTGTGGAGTGCGAAGACTTTCTGTGTCCAATGAAGAACCATCAATTTTCATATCCTGCTCTGCCATTGTACGAATCTCGCTGAGTTTAATAGTCATACTTTATAGTATATCACATAATTGGCAGAAATCAAGAAGCAGTTATTCCTTGGATTTCATATCTTGTAAAATTAAATACTGCATTTGCTATTACTGAATCTATTCCGGGGAGAGTAGAATCAAAATCTATACCTGTTAAAGATATTGGAAAAGTATTGAAAAAAGTAACTCTTGATAACGGTTTATATGCACTTGAAAGTACTAATAAAGAGGCAGTAGATATTTTTTGATGTTCCGGCAAAATATCTCCAACAGAATATGTGTCAGTTGAAAGATCTCTTATCCAGTTATAAATTTCTAACCAGTTTTTCATTTCTTCATCTACTACAAATGAAATCATTAAATCGCCAAATACATGTCTTGTTCCTGGCCTTTTAATATCCATTGCAGTTGGGTTTGACTGAACTGAAACTCCCATACTTATTTCTGGTATATTTGCTCTTTGACAAAAATAAGTAAAAGATGGACACCTCATTATAGAAAAAATAAATTTGTTATTGGTTAATTTATTTCTATTAGTAGGTTGAAATGGATTATTTATTAATAAATCTCCTGGAAGTTTTGATCTTTCAGAATCAGATAGAGATTGAATATAACTTGTTATGTCCATACTAATATGTATAAAAAAACAGGGAGGGGTTTTGCCCCTCCCTGTCACTGAACCTTATTCAGTCTTTGTTATTAGCCGAAATATCCACCAGTTTGACCGTGGAGGTTATCTACACGGAAGAGACGGTAGTAAACATTGTCTCCCTTGTCTAAACCATGACGATCAGTCCAAGTCGAAGATGAATCACGACCCTTGGCGAATGGATTTGCAACCATTCCGTAACGAGTCTTGAATCCAATCTTTGGTTGGAAGGTGTTCTGGTTTACTGCACGAACCATTTGTAGAGGAACATATGGGCAGTAGAAGAATCCTGCGTCATAAGGAGTTGCACCCTTATAACCAACACAAACAAAGTTCTGGTTAGTATTGACAAATGGATCAAT